GGTCTAATATCAAAAAGATATAGATTGTAAACTGCATCTGTATTTCCAGCAGTACCAGAATTATATTCTATTGTTCTTGATCTTGCAACACCAATTTGTGTACCTGATGCTGAACCTCTTGTTTGAATTACATCATCAAATAATGCAATTGTTTTATATGGTGTAGTTTCACCAGAAATAGAAGTTACATCTGGTTGACCAAACATGTTTGTTACTTTTACAAAGTTTCCTAATTCAGCATTTACTGAACCTGCATTAACAGTTTCAAAATCTCTTGCTTTATTAATATCTTTAAATGTAACACCAGACTTTTCAATTTCATATCCTTTAACATATGCTTTACCTGGTGACAAAGATAATACAAGTTTATCTGAACTTGCAGTATTGCCATCATCTGTAGTTGCTCCTGTTGAATACACTCCTCTAAAATCTACATCTTTATGTCTGTTTGTAATTGACTCTCTCATGTCTAATTGGAAAGGTCTTACTGTATAATCACCAGACTCGTCAAATGTTCTTCTTGCAAGTGTATCACCTAAAACAGAATATTCTGTTGGTCTTGCTTGTGATTCTAATCGACCATTTTTAACTCTTGCAATTTCAACAAAGTTATCGTCATTTGTTGAACTTAATTCTAATGATGTTAATATTAATTCTATTTTTAATCTATGAGCACCTTTGGCTGCAAAGTTTGATGACCCTGTTGCGTTGTCCGTTAGAGACTCATCAATCTCTGGTGTTATTAAACTTTCGTTAAGTGTAAATCCAATTCTTGCTGATGCTGTATTTGATGTATCTGAAAGTACAAGTGTTTGTTCAGACATTTGAACAAAAGTACCTCTTACATAGTAAACACCATTTCCAGCAGTAACAGCTGTTCCTGTTTGATTTGCACTTGTATGAGTTGTTACAGATTGAGCATTTGCTTCATAAACTGTTGTGTGTGTAATAATTTTATCTGCAAAAAGATTTTCACTATTAGCAAAAGTTGATGTTTCTAAATCTGTACCAGAAGATACATATTGAACATATAGTAGGGGTTGTGTTGTTGCAGTTGCAGCTTTAAATCCTACTACTTTTGCTCTAACACCTGAAGTCGCACCAACAATTGTTACAGGATTTAACGCATCATAAAATTGCGTAACGTCAATTGTTTCCCCAGCAAATGCTGTTGATAATTGTACACTTCCGTATTGATTGTTAACACTAATCCCACCAGGTATTACTAACGTACCTTCTTGAAATATATGATTACCAAATCTTTCAATTTGATTTTGTAGTATAGATTGAAGTTGCGTTAATTCACGAGCCTGAACTGCAAAGCCAGGTCTAAACAATACACGATGAAAATTTTTATCTTCTTTAAAATCATCGTAATATGGTGCAACATTTAAGTCCGTTTTTTGTGCCATATTATTCCCTAAAATTCAATAATTATTTTAATGTCTTCCGTTTGATCTGATACCCTTTGAATAGGTTTTCTATTCTCGATATAAACTATATTACCACTGTCTGGTTGTAATTCTGGGTTTGCATATCCACTTGTAAATGCTACTGTATTTCCAGCTGCTAGTGTTACCGTTTCACTTGAAGTTGATGACGGTGTTCCTGTTGCATTTGAAGTTGAACCAGTAATGGTATTTGTACCACTAAATGCTGTATAAGATTGTGTTGTTGCGGCTGTTCCATATGTACTAAATCTTTCTTGAGAATAATATAATAGACTTCTAGAAGCATCCCATTCTACTACTCTACCAACTGCACCTGTTGTTGCTTGTGTAATTTCTTCGTCAACATCAAACGTACCTGACGCTGAACTCATTTTAACAACGTAAGTCATTCTTGCTGTACTTGAACTTGCAACTGTTGTTGTTCCAAAGTTATATGGGTCTGTAACAATACCAACTTGTCTAAAGTCATTGGCAGTTGTTAAGTCATCGCCTTCTGCTTGTGCAAGTGTTGTATTTGTAATTACAAAGTGACCACCTAATTCTTTTACTGCATCATTACCATGACCTTCTTTTGGTGAGATAACAATTCTTACTGCGGCACCTGTACCTGAACCCATCGATGCTGATGAAGATAAAGCTGCATCTGAAAATACATTTGTTAAACTTACATTACCAAATGTGTATGCAGCACCACCTGCGTGAATTGTTGTGTCTGTTCCAGCAGTTAAACCAAATGATGCAATCGCACCACCTGATACTGTAATTCTAATAATACCACCACTTGATGTACCTTGTGATGTTCCGTCACCAAATACTGGTGCGTAATATGTTCCGTTTGTATAACCTGAACCAGGTGTAATTACAAGAGATTCTATTTTACCATCTACGGCAGCTGCACTAACTGTTGTGTCAGTTGATACAGGCATATAATCTGTTGTTAAAAATTTTGTTGCTTCTGACGCAGTTACATTGTACATATATTTCAAAATATATCCACCTGATGCGAAAGGTGTTGTTCCTGTGTTTGATGGTTCAGAACCAGAATATGCAGCTCCACCATTATTATCTAAAACTTTATATACATTGTTTGTAGAAGTAATAAAGTAAAAATTACCAGCGTATAAACTTGATGCACCAGACGTTGTAGTATTTGATGATGAAATCGTATCATCGTACATATCGTAGATTGTTCCGTTTGAGAAGTTTACTCTTGGTAAAGCAAACGATACATCTGTTGAAGGTATTTTTTTGGCAGCTAACATTGCATCCCAATTGTAAAACTCGCCAGAAACACTATCTGCTGGTGTTGGTGGGGCACTGTCGTTTCCCCCTGTTGTTCCTGTTGTGTATGGTAAAGACTTACCTATGAATAGATAATAAGTCGTGCTAGACGTTTCAGAGAAAGATTCAAAGAACTGCTCTGCGTTGTGTTGTCTAAATTTTTCTGTAATAATAGCTGTCATTTAATTTAATCCTTATAGTACTTATTTATACAAATATTTATACACTTCCTTATGATGATGATAGAGAAATGTAAGCACTTTGTACAATTGGTTGACTTCCTTTCTGTATTAGACCTAGTGGTCTATCTTGATTTACATTAATATCATAATTATCAAGAGGTATTTGACCTTTATTACCTACTGTATGCGTTTCCTCTGATAGTAAAAGATCAACTCTTTGAGCAATATCTTTGAAATCTTGTTCTTGCGTAAGTCTGTCATCTGCTTCTGTTCTAACATAATTTGTAACCCCTGGTGTTGAACTTTCTAAAAGGACACCATCAACAGGTTCTGCATCAAGAGAAGTTTCTAATCTAATATTTACATGCGTTGTAGTTTGACTTTCCATATTTAAATGTATAATATGTGAAGATGGGTCAAACGATTCTTGTATAATTACACCTTGATCTTCTCTAATAAATCTAAAAGCATCCTCTGATAAAATATAACTATTTTCATCTGTTCCGTTTGCATCTGTTTGATCAAGAGAAATAAACCCATCATCTTGTTCTAGTAAAAATCCCTCTTCATGAACTCCACCCGAATCAATATCACCTGCACCTGTTGTTAAACTTCTATTAGCATCATCTGCTGTATTGTGTGTGGCATCTTCTTGTCGTACAAAAAAACCATCCTCTGTTTGTAAAGGTGTAACGCCGTCTCTTTCTGCAATAAATTTAGGTACTAGTTTACCAGCAATTAATAATTCTGATGGTTGATCAAGTAGAATTCTTGCTTCTCTTCTAATAGAACTAAAAGGAACATTGTCATATTCTGATAAAGGTATAGTGTCTTCATTTGTAGGGTCATCTTGTAAAAGTTTTTCACCTACACTTACTACCTGATCTGCTCTAAATGTAACAATAGATGTTTCCATTATTAATCTATTTGTTTCTGGCGATACATTATCTTCTAATAAAATATTATCACCGTCAGTTTCTTGTACAAAAAAAACAAGAGCTGGATATGGGTCAATGCCATCTAGTATAATTGTTCCTCTAGTATTGTCTTCTAATTCTATACCGTTTGCACTTGGATTGCTAAATCCTGTTTTTGCAAGATGTAAAAGAAAGTTTTTAGCTGCCATTATCTTGCCCTCGCTTTTGATTGTATAATAATTTTGTGTTCTGGTATGAATACTAATTCTGTATTACCTGGTGCGTGTGCATCTTCACTCATAAGTTTACCACCAAGACCACCTATGTTTGTAAATGTTCCGTCTTCAAATAAAATGTTTTCACCTGCGTTTTGTTCTGTCTCATTAAGAACATTACTACCTGTTTCTAATAATAAGTTATCACCTGCATTTGTAGATGAACCATCTGTTCCATTTAGAAGAGTTGCTGAAGTTGCCGTACCATCTATTATAATTGACTCTGTTCTTGCTCCAATTCTAGCTCTTAAACTTGGTATTGAATGTCTTCGTGAAAATTTTTCATTAAATACTAATTCTAATGTAGATGCAAGTATTGGTGAGAATGTATCAACACTATCAACTGGGTCTTGTAATGAACTTCCAGCTGTTCTTGTTGCAGCCGATAAGAATGTTGCAATACTAACTTTACCAAATGGTGAGAACCCAGCAGGGTGAACTGCTTTCTTTAATTCATTTAAGTATGATGCTGTTGATTGACCGACTTGTACTTCGTATGAGAATTGTTGATAGTAGTAAGAGTCTTGAATACGAATTAAGTCTTCGTCAATCAACGATTTAATATTTAAATATTCACCTTCAGTTTTTTGATTTACACCTGCCGATACAGAACCTCTAGCAATATCTGATAAAATAATTGTACCTGATGCTCCACCAGAGTCTGTTATTACAACATCATTATTAGAAAAGTCAATTCTATCTTCAAATATTAAACTGTCACCAGCATTATTTGAACTTGCGTCTGTTCCGTCCAATACAATAAAGTCACCACCTGTTGTTTCATCTGTTTCAAAAACTAAAGTATCTCCAGCTTCAGTTAATATTAACTGGCCGTGATCTTCCGTTTTCATTGGTTCACCAGATGTCTCGTTTAATACAAATGCTGTTGAGTCATCTATCAAACCATCTATAACAAGTTTTTTACCTTCATCTTGTACAACTGTTGTATTAGATGATTCTAAAATTATAAAACCAGAGTTGTCTTCAAATGCAATACCTAACAATGGGTTTTCTGTACCCACTGGTTCAATTAGCATTTTGTGTTTGTTAACACCTGTACCATTTAATAGTATTGTTCCGTCTTCATCATTAATTGTATCTGGTACTTTTATTGTTTTAATTCTACCACCTGCACCAGAATAATTTGTATTATAATAAAATAGTGTTGGTGAGTTTAAAGGAACTACAATTTGAATGAATGCACCTTCTGTTCCTAGTGCAACTGTAATGTCTGACTTAGTTACACCACTAGTATATTCTGACCCACTTGCATGTGTACCATCTTCGGTTAAACTAAAAACTAATGGATGATTTGTTGTAGCAATTTCACTAAACAAAGATGAGTCTGATAAATCAAATTTGTAAGTAAATCCTTGATTTAAAATTAATTCTTTTTGTTCAACATTATCAATAATAAATTTATATACACCAATACTTTCTTGTTTTATTTTTACATCTGTTTGTACAAATCTTGTAGGAGCTGGTGTAACACTTGTTCCGTCTAAAACAATATTATCATTAATTGTAGTATCAACTAATTGTATATCTTCCATTAAGATATTGCTTTCATTATTTGCACTATCTTGATCTTCTAATATAAATGGCAAACTAAAATCTGTTGACAACTCCATGTCAATTCTTTTAATATCTTCAAATGTAACATCTAATTGTTGTGTATCAGCATTCCATTTTTTTACTGTACCAGTATGTGATGTTAAAGTATTGTTTGCTTGAAATGAACCTGTTACATCTTTTAATATAAAGTGAGCTTGAAATCTAGCATCAGGCAAATCAACTGCATCATAATTTAATCCACTATCATTTATTTTAAGTGAAACAGCTGCACCAATATCCTCTGTTAATGCAATAACTTTAGCACCTGTACCATCTACACTATCAATAGATATTGTAGGAAGAGAAGTGTATCCTTGTCCTTTACTATTTAAGAAAATTCTGTTAATAGAAGTTGCTTCTGCTTCTGTGACAAATGTTCCTCTTTCTAATATAAGAACATCACCATCATTTGTAAATGCATCAAGAGAAAGTTGAACTTCGTTTGTTTCTATCTTATCGCCAGCATCTGAACCAGAAGAGTCTGTTCTATCTAATATAATATTATCTTCAACCTTAGGTGGCCATGCAGTATTTGTATTGTTAGTAGGTAAATCAGAAACAGCATGATTCATTTGTGTAGATGGCATATGGAAAACAACATCTGGGTATTCTGAAAATGTGTGTGTATGTGAATTACTTGTTCCACCTGCACCTGCGGCTGTTAAATATAATGGATAGAAATAACCTTCTTTACCTGCACCAAGTTGTCCGTATTCAGCAGTACCATAAACGTAGTATGGACCATCTGATAAATCTTTCTTTTCTAATGCAACCTTAAATGGTTCTTCACTATTTACTGTTCCTACTTCTCTTTGTATATTACCTGTTCCGTCTTCAAGTAAGAACGCACCACCAACAGCAGATATAAACCCATCTGCGGCTGTAATTCCAATTCCACCTGTAAAGTTTACTTTGTCTCCAACTTCATATGCATTACCAGCATCTTGAATAAAGACTGAACTTACTGAACCCTCTTTGATTGTATCAACCAAAACATCTGCAAATCCATTACCTTTGTCAGTATCAATAACTAATGCTTCTGAAAGTGAATGAAGAATACCATCGTTATCTAAATTTGTTCCTGTAACTGCTGACTTAACTGTAAATGTAATTTTAGTATCTGTTTCATTTGAAGTTGCTTCAATCTTTTCGCCAGTCTCAAATGTACCATTAACATTTTCTAATTCTAATTCTGAAACTGAATCTGTTCCTTGTTGGAATGTTGCAGTTGCATCGACAACAGCTGTAGCACCAGAAGTTTTTCCTGTAATAACTTGATTAAGTATTTCTGAAGATGCACCAAGACCATCTGATACACATCTAATTTTTATTTTCTGTTTCCAATTACCATTTGAAACTCTTAACATATTTTCATTTGGATAAAATATATTTGCAGTTTCGTTTAGTAACAAACGCATAAAGACTTTGTGACCTTCAGACGTTCCTTTTGCTGAATATAAATCTTTAACTGATTTAATTAATTTTCTTTTTGATACTTCAGATGCCAATGTATTAGGAATAACTTTTAAAAATGATTCCCTAAACTGATCAAAGTATTGAAGTATTGTATTATCAATATCAGCATACTCTAAAAGTTGTTGTACGTTTTGTACAGGATTTGCTCTGTATGTGTCTAACGATGTTTCTGCACCAGAAGTTAAACCTTTAATTGTTTCACCAATTTCAAATCTTTGGTTAGCAGAAATGTATAATGCTGAACCTCTAACATCTTCAACAACGACTGTTGCCTCTGCACCAGATGTTTGACCTTTGATTGTTTCCCCTGTTATGAACTCAACAGAATCCTCTAACACCATTCTATCTATTGGTGCTCCTAGAACTCCATTCTCTGAAAGAATATATGCTTTAGTTTCAGGTTCTTGTATTACATAATTTGTTGTTGCAGTATATGTAACCTTAGCACTCTCTAGAAACTTATAAAAATCTCTTACAAAAGAAGCATAGACATCGTGATCTGACTGAATAAAATCAGGCAGTTGACCTTTGATAAGGGGCGATAGTTTATTTTTTAAAGTTGGTTCGTCTTTCATTGTTTCTAGTAGCTTGAAGAACCACCAGAAGTTGATACAGTTGTTGATGCTGTTGACCCACTACCTGATGTAGAGAATGTGCTACCAGACGAAGCTTCCGTATCTGCTGTGGCAGTTATAGTTGTGTTTGTTAAATCTAATTCTAGTATTTGGTTTCTAACAGGAACAATGTCGTTAGAGTTTGGTGTCACCACTAATCTAATTTGTGTGGAAGTAGCATCATCAATATTTGAAATTGAAGTTATATTAATATTATTAATTTTAATTACACCAGACGCATAATCAATTGTTCCTGCTTGTGAGTCTGCGTATGATCTTGTTGTTCCTACTAAAGAATATCTTCTTAAATTGCCTTCACCATCATCGTCAAAAAAGAACTCCGATGTTGTATCTGTTCCAACTTTAAAACCAGATGATGTAACAATACCACCAGTGGCTGCAAGATAACCACTCTCTGGGTTTAGTAATGCATTGTTAAATGATAAGTTATAAGATGTTGTTGAACCTACAGATGGTGTAAAGAATTTAGATAACTTAACTGTTGTTGTGTTATTTAATATTGCAGTATTTGATTCATCAATAATTCTAGAAACTGCTGAAGCTCTGTATTGTGAATTAAATGTTTGTAATGTATTTGTATTATAATTTGTTAATGCAGTTGTAACCGATGTTACAATAGCGTCAGCGCTATCTGTTGTTGAATTTGAATCAAATTTAATTTGAGAACTTAATCTAATAAATGTAGTCTCTGGGTCAACCACTTCAGGTGTGATAGATGCAATAGTGTATGGTTTTAAATCATTTACTAATTGTGTTTTTTGAGTAGAAGTTAAGTTTGCACCTGTTGTTGATTTTACTGATATAAAAACTTTACCATATTCTGGTGTAGATGATACACCTGTTGATGGGTCGTATGAACCTTCTTCTCCACCAAAGACTGAAACTGCTTGTGTATTAGCAAAAAGTTTTCTAACAAAAGTTTCGTAATCAGATGTTGTTACTGCTCTTCCTTGAGCTGCATAATTTAATGGTGCATTTAATTTAATTGATTTTAATGATTCTGCTTCGGCACCACCTGCAGCTCTTAAAATTGTTGTGATTGAAATATCACTCTCTCCACCAATTGTGCCTGGTGGTGTAAAATTACTAGCCCCATTCGCTTCTGTCTTGTTTGTTACAACGTATGATAAAGAAACAATGTTACCATCTTCAACTGCTTTTGAAACTACACCATCACCAAAGTAAACTTCATATCTTCCACCTTCGACTTCTTGTAAAAAGTAAACAGTAGAATTATTTACTAGTTGAGTTATGTCTGTTGCTTTTGTATAAGTTGTAGTTGTGCTATCAGTAGAAGAATTAATTATCTTAACAGTAAGAGTAGAAGTGTCTGCTCTGTTATCTCTTAATACAAATCTTTGTTCTAAATCAGATGTGTCAACTACATATCTTGTTTCAACATATGTACCTTCATAAACATTAATTGAATCATAGTTAACTGAATTACCAAACTTAGGTTGTGTAATATCAGATATAGTTACAAAGTTATATGTGTCACCTCTTAATGATGTTGAGAATTTTGTTCCAGCAGGCATCGTAATTGAAGCTGCACTTGTCTTAACTGAAATACTTAATATTGCTTTTGGTGCTCTTGATGAACCAACTTCATATCCTAATTGTTTTGCGTGTGATACAATAGATGATCTTAATGATGCACTGTCTAAAAACATTTCATTTGCTAACATATTAGCGTTGTAACCTAGATAGTGTGTATTGTAAGCAAGAGTATCTAACAAGATGTTCATACCTGAACCATCAAAGTCGTAATCTTTAAATTCTGTTTGTGCTTTTAAAAATAACTTTAAGTTTTCTTTAATTTGATCAAAGTCTAATTCTGTAACTCTAAGTCTTTTTTTATTTACTGTTGTTGCCATATTATCTTAATCTTTCTAACATTACATCTAACTCAACTAATTCAGTTGGTGCGTTTACTACATAAAATCCCACTGTAACATCATAAGCATTATTATCATAATTAGGATAACATTTTACATTGTTTAATCTAACTCTTGGTTCAAAATTATTAATGACATCTTCGATCTTTCTTGCGATAACAATCGCTGTGACCTGCGTCATGTTTTCAAATAACATTTCTCTAACCCCTGCGTATATTTGAGGTTGAAAAGGTTTTTCATACTGATTAAGAAGAACAAGATTACGGACAGATCGTTTGACCGCTTGTATATCGGTGACTTTATTAACATCAAATCCAACACTATTTTTTGCAAAAAATAAATCTAGATCACTGAATTGTCTAGATGACTTGTCAGATTCGTTTGTTGACTGTGCGTCTGTACCTATTTGTCCTGCTACAGTGTTTGCGTGTGCCATTGAAAACTCCTACTATCATTTATTTATAATGATAATAAGACTAATCACCAGCAAATACATTATCAGAACCAGATGCTGACGAGTTGGCAACCCAACTCCCATGTCCACCCGTTGCGTCTCCTTTTCGATGAACACCTTTTCCGTTTACAAATACTGTACTAGAACCACCTGTCGCTGGGTCTCCACATGAAGTAGTGTCGCCGATACGAGTTGTCTTTGCACCGTTTGTAAAAACGTTTTCTGAACCTGTTGAGTATGCTGTTTGATGAAATGGATTTGGGGTTGGACTTGCATGACCAACGTGTTTATCTAATCCTACTCTAGTTACTTCGGCCATTACGTTCCTTGCGAGTGTATTGGTTTACAAACATATTCCACTGTATCCCAATCACCATCAGCAGGTATCGCTGTGTATTGTGGAAGCATTTGTTCGCATTGTGTTTGATTATCGAACCACTGTATATCTTGATTAATACATGTTGACCCACTGCATACTGTTAAGAATAAATGCCAAATAATTTCTATCATTAATTTAAATCAATCTTGGTTGCATCAACATCAAGATTGCCTTTCACTTTGATTGTGTGGTTTCCGTCAACTTGCAATTCGTAGTCTCCTTTAACATGAGTATGTGCATTGGAATCAATAGTAAGATTGCAACTCCCTTTAATATTAACATAATTGGTACCAGCAATAATTTCATAATTGTCTTTAACAATTCTGGTAGACTTGTTTCCGTCTTTGTCGATTTCGTAGAATGTTCCAGCCTTATGGTATTCATGTATTCTTTCTTCGCCCTCTGTGTCATCGTATTCTTTGACATGACCTGCCTCTGTTTTAAAAACTCTGTTGTAAGGGTAGGTTGTTTTATAGGCACTATCGGGTTCGTTCCAAGTTGTCGTTGAATTTGCAATGCTCACATCCTTTGTCTGATTAGTTGTTTTATCGATTGTGTTTTCACCACGAGCAAGTTTATCAATATCAGGTTCGCCTGCAACTAAGGGATAAACACTTACACCTTCTTCATCTGGTCTTTCATTAGGGTCATTGAATCCTTTTGTAATGTCTCCTAACGATGAGGGTTTACCTGGTAGTGTTCCAAGTATAATAGGCTGTTGTTTGTTCTTGGCATCTAAGAAAAAACCAAGTACCCATGTTCCTTCAGCTAAAAATGGATTAGTACCTAGGCCAGAATTGGCTGAGGATGTAGTTGGTAACATAGTAGTTGCCCAAGGTAAATCTTCAGTTGGTAAATCATTTTTATTGTCTGTGTGAAACGATACGCATCTAACTTGTACTCTTCCCATTTTAGATGGGTCGTTTCTATTTTCGACTACACCGATGAACCATATAAATCCATCAAGCCCCATGTGATAATTCATTTAATACTCCTTGAGATTATTTATAATCTACAATCAAATTACCAGAGATCATAATTCTTTCACCCTCAACAGGTTTGACTTCATGTTGTATCTGGCCAGGAAATAAAACTAGATCGCCAACTTTAGGATTGTATTCATAGTTTGCAGTAGGAAAAACAATCGGCGCTGGTTTTTCTGGTACCTTTAAATAATAAGCAAATGCATAAACGCATGGCCAATGTGAATGTCGTTTAGTCCAATCACTATCTCTATAGTAAACTCCCCAACAATCAATTGTTTTAAAATCTACCTTTGCCATTTTTTTGGATATGTCTTTTGCAATATCACAAGCACGATCACTAATCCATTTGTAAGTTTCAGATTTCTCATGCATCTTCCATTCGGTCATAGGTGCATTTACATTTGAAGTATGAATGGTTCCCACATTTTCCATTGTGGTTAATTCAAGATCGATTTGATAATCTACGGTTTGACCAGAGTGTCGTTTGATATGGTATGATTTTGCTTCGGGTAGTAGATTGCGTATCGCAAAAGGATAACTTTCAACGCATTCAATATAATCTTTTGTTTGAATAAAGTCCGACAATTTCATAATAAAAAAAGTATAACAGGTTATGCAATCGCTGTCAAGTATGTATCTACATAAGTTTTCCAAGTCGCTGCAGATAAAGCACTAACACCTAAGAACGTACAAAGGTTAGCATATTCAGTTTCATCTTTGTCTAAAATCTTATCGATGTTTAAAGAGTAATCATTATCACCTGTTGGGTGATTAATTGCTAATCTGTTTCTTGCGTATGCTTTTTTTCTTTCGTCCCAATTAACACTTTCGCCACCTGCCATTGCTTCGTATCTTGCCATTGCTTTTAACCAATGACTATTTGAATCAGATGTATCATTCCAAGTTACATGAATTACTTTATCGCCTGCGGCTTTTACTTTATCATAATCAGTTGTAACTACTGAGTCAGTTTCAGTTTTTAACCAAGGCGCTCCGTATAATTCAGTACCATAGTTTGTAATTTGTCTAACTGAATAAACAATTTTATCTACTGTTAAATCAGAACCCCAAGATTTATTAATAGCTGCAATGTCTGTATCAATTTGTGTTTTAAGATTTGAACCTGCCGCATAGTTTGGCATAGCGTAAACTCTGTTTAATGCTTTTTTTCTAGCAGTATCATCATCAGCTTTCATTGCGTCTTCGTCAACGCCAACGTTATCTTTAAATGGTTGAACGTATTCGTAATCTTTAACACCCTCTACTGTTATCATATTAATATGAGAACTATTTCTAATACTTGCAAATAAAGTTTGATAGACTAGGTAGTGTGCGAACCCCTTGTATTCTTGAAGTTGACCTGATATACAAAAATTTGCCATTTATATTTCCTTATGCTGCGTATCTTTTAATTTTAGATACTAATAGTTTTGAAAACTCTTTGTTCCACTTTTCGTAAACAGGAATTGCTAATTCTTTCATCTTTGCTTTATCTATTTCTGAAACTGGTGTAATTGTTTTTCCGTTTTTCTTAGATTCTAATTCGTAATTATCATGATCTTCCTCTGACCATTTTCTTTCTAGTCTTGCTACTTTGATTGCAACACTTGAAAAAATCTCTTGATCTTCTTCCGACAATGTATTCCAAAATTCATTTGATACCATGATGTCTGTAATAAACATATTGTGGTTTGTGTTTAACCAATACTGAGCTTCGGGAAATCTTGTATAAGTATTTTCAACTGACTCTGCATCTAGGTCTGACATTTGTAACCATTCTTTGTTTGATTGAATAACTTGATTTGATAAGTCAACACCAAGTGATTTTAAATAATCTTGACAGACAGGATTTCCGCCAACTTTTACTTTCTTTGAATTTTGTAAATCTGCTAGGTTTGTAATTTCTTTGTTTGAACCAAAGTTTCTATATCCGCCAGAGTAAGTATATGCTAGTCCTTGTACATTAAGATGTTTAGATAATTTGTTATTTAATTCTTTTCCGATTGCACCTTCCATTGTTTTTGAACAGTGATCATGTGATTCAAATAGAAAGGGTAAGTCTAATGCTAGGAAGTCTTTTACACCTTCGTGCATTGTTCCGATTTTATACACTTCGGTTTGTGACATTTGATAATCGTTTGTTGATAATGCATCAACAGGTTGTTTGCCTGTCTCTGCTAGGAAATGCTCTTCACTTTCTTTTTCATGGATTACGATTTCATATCTTCCATGCGATGCTTGTTGAATTGCTTGTTGAAATGCTTTTGCTGTTCTTATAAACAGATTAACGGGTTTGTGAGCAATCAACCAATTTACTTTTATACTCATAATACTTTATTCTCCTACTAGATAAGATTATTTATATAGTTATTTATAACGTAAGTTATTCTATAATCTTCTTTTGAACTTCTATTTTACCATTTGATAGGGTAATTAATGTATGTGAGTATTGTTTGATAACGTGTGTTTCGTATTGTATCTCATCGTAACATACTCTTTTCAATTCAGAATTGCCTGTGACGAGTCCTGTGAATGCGCCAAGGATGGCATGTTCACTATCAATCATCGAACCTGCAATTGCTAGTATCATTGCTTTTCCGATTGCATCTGAATGATCTTTTACATCTTTACAAGTATATACTCTTCCTGTCTCTGTTTTCTTTTCTACATTGACATATATCTTTTCTGTTCGTATTACTTCCCAACTATCTTTTACAGTTATCCATTGTGTATCCGCTCGTGCAGGTTCCGTCAATAGTAAAAAGATTAAACATCCAAGAACAAGTGTTACAAAGTCTTTAAATTTTTTCATATCATTTCCCTTGCATTTGATTCTTTGATTTTCTTCCATTCCGCCTTTGCGATGTCCGACCCAAAGTTTCCGTATTTCTTATGAACCTTTTTTAGTATATCTAGTTTAGTCGGCAAATCCCAAAGTTTAGTTTTGTTCTTTACACTTTTACTTATAAGATCATTCATATAAGTTTTGACTTCTATTACAAAGTTATCCATGAACATATACTCCTCTCACGATTGGTTTATTTTTTAACTCTTGCATTACATCAAACAACGATCTTCTTGCATTGTAATCAGAATACAATAGTTTCTTCGCAGTAACAATACGAGACTCTAGTCTTCTTAATCGTACTGCGTTCTTTTTCATAGTATAGTTTTTTATCATATAAGAATATAGTAACAGAAAACCGCCCCCTTGTCAATAGAGAAAAACGCTAGGAATTGCAACGCTTTTTTCGGGGCTAGGAAAGAACAAAGATAGAACATCTGTAAATTGTTGTCAAGGATTCTACACAAATTATTGACTCGATTTACAAAATACCTGTAAATTATTGACAACATATATTATAAGTAATTGTATGGACGAACAAGAAAAACAATATCTGCAAGAGAAACATAATCGAGGTGTTATCATTAATGACGATAACGAAGATTGGGGTGGGTGTCCATATACATACGAAGAAAAATCACAAGAAACAAAGTAAAGAAACGAATGGCGTTCCCTGTAGGAGTCGAACCTACGACCTACTGCTTAGAAGGCAGTTGCTCTATCCAGCTGAGCTAAGGGAACATAAACACCATTTCGATTTGAT